CTTGTGCAGTCTGTGCTATTGACTCTAAATCTACTATTTGACAATTTGTAATCTTAACCAACTCTTCTATTGTGTAGTTTTCAACGATTAATTCTGCCATAATCTCGATAGTATCACGAATTGCAATTTCATTTGCTCTTTGTAATGGTTGTATTCTACTAATAGCAAAATCACCTTTCAACCTTTGAGCTGTTGCTGTTTCTGACGCTATACTGACACCTCTTACAATATCAGATAAACCTGTAATTTCTCTTATATTGTTAATAATTTGAGCTTTTTGATTGTTAAGTAATGTGATAGTATTTGCAATAGGTACTATATCTTTGACGTATATTTGATCTTTGATATTTATTGTTGAAACTCCTGATAATGGTGCAAATTCGCCATCTTCTCCGTTTAGTAAGTTTTCTATATCTTTTGCCTCGCTTACTGTATTATAAACGCCTGTATATTTAATTTGCTCTGTTAATGATCTAATTCTATTATCAATAATATTTAATTCCTCCGCTTGCGATTTATACATTCTGTAAAGAGGGATTGGCAATAGTGAAGATGGGTCGCTATCAGTACCAACGGGACGAGCGATGGGAAAAAAACTAGTTAAATTATAGGGGTCTTTGTCAACTTGAATAACTTTTTCTTGTGAAAACCAAATTACTTGTTTATTTACTTTATCCCAAATCTCCCATAACTCCAAACTTTCTGGCTTACTGCTTAACTCGTCAGAAGAATCCATTTCAAGTTCCTTTGCATCATTGCCAAATAAATCAAGTAATTCATCTTTTGTTTTATAACATCTAAAAGCAACCCATTTAAGATCATCCCAGTTTTTAGCTGTGTGATCTGTTAAGAAATCTTTATATTCAATTCTTTTTGGATAAACTTTTTTATTAGTATTATCAAGTACTTCTTCGCCTTCTTCTGTTTCTATTATCTCGCCATCTTCCATATAAACACGAACCAACCCACGACCATTAATCAAAAAATCTTTTCTTGCTTTACTAAATGTGGTGTCTGCTTTTGTTATTTCTAAAAAATAAGATATTGTTCTTTCTAATATTTCTGATGCAATCTTGGACGCCTCATCATCATCTTTATATCTTCTAGTAATATTCGGAGATGGTAATCTGGAGTAAACCAGAGGGGCTAATGTTTCAGTATTAGCAAAAAATATATTATATCTATTCAAACCGTCTAAATTATGTTGGTCTTTATAAATGTCTTCATATTTTCTAGCCTCTGCAAAATATTTTTCATGATATCTTAAACAAGAATCTAGTTCTTTTTTCCATACCTCGTGAAGGTCTGCTTTTTGTTTTGATTTCTTTTGATCTTCGTTAGACATAACTATTTATTATATAATAATAAACAAGGTTATGTAAAATTAGTTAAAAAGTCAAGCTATTCATAATTAATAACTTTTTTGTTTTTTCTTATCTGGTGAGGGTTGAAGTTATCCCAAAAATCTCTTGTTGGATCTGGTATTGCGTTTTTAATATCTATAGTTACTGGTCGAGCCATAGAAATATATCTTAAAACATCTAATAAATGATCCTCTAACGAGGTGTCCAAATCTTCAGGCTTCGTTTTATCGTATTGCATTATTGGTAAAGTTCTAATTAAATTTTTGCAACTCTCTGTTATATATATCAGAGGCTTGCCATCTCTACCTGTTAGCCTGCTTCTTATCTGTTGCCAGCCTGCGACCCTTTTATTATCTGCTCTTTCATAAATACAACCATATTTTGCTAATTCCTCAGCTTGAGTCATTCCCATATTCTTTTTACTTTCATCAAATATTGCAGGATCGGCAACTTGCTTATTCATTACTTCGTTATCTTGCATTTGCATCGTGTTTTTAGCTATTTCTGGCAATTCCATTTTTAAACCTTTATTAGGTTTTCCTGTCCATCCGTAATATTCTCTATAAATTATTAATGAGTCTCTAGGGAAAGAAACATGTTTACCATTTATATTTATAAGACTTCCGTCACTTATAGCACCCCATAACACACCAAAAGGGGCGGAATATCCCCAGTCAAAACCTCTGATTTTATACCAATCGTGGGGGATTTCAAAATCTTTTACAATATGAATATCTTTGTTGAAAGTATCAAAATAAGCTCCCTCAATAGCATCCCAATCTCCATCAAGCATTGCTTTTGCTAATGCACCACCTAAACCAAGTAATTTATGCTTATAAAGTGGGTCGTTTTCTGTCATGGTCGGATTATCTTCTAATTTAGCAGGAATAAATTGTCTTGTCATTCCCCCTTCTTCATTAGACATTTGGTAAATTTCTAAAGGATTTTTGTTGTCTATAAATTCACTTTTAACAAATTCATGCCCTACTCCTCCAGGATTAGAACCGCAAACAATTCTTGGTAAAACACCAAACAAACCTTCTGGAACTTGTAAACCACCAATACGGACTCTGCCTCTTAGAAATTTATAAATATATTCGCTAAAATGTGTCAATTCATCTATTAGCAATACATTAATTTCCACACCTTGATATTTGATTACATCCTTCTCGTGTTGGCAATGGCATAGATGAATTTTTGCACCATTCCAAAAAGTTATTTGAGCAGTGGAATAGTTAATTGAAGCTAAATTTTTATTTACCATTTCAGACAATATCTGCACAAATCCACTTGATCCGTCTAAATGGTTCTTTTTTAAATCTTCTGATAATCTTCTAAATAAATAAATTTGTATGTTAGGAACTTTTAAAGCATAAGCTAATGCTAAAACTCTCATACAATGAGATTTGCCACCACCAGCAGCACCACCGTATAAGATTTCTGTTGCTGTACTGGTAAAGCAAGTTGATTGTCTAGGGTGCAAGTCAAATTTCATATCTTTTCTTCTAGCATAGTTTATTTAATTAGATTTTTTTTAAATTCTTCTAATTCTTTAATAATTGGGTCTATTTTTCTTTTACAATAATTAATTGCATCTTCTTTTTTTATAAAATAATCTTCGCCTTCGGTGTTAATACGATGCCATTGATTACCATCTTCAACTTCAATAGATTGAGAATATATCCCTTTTTCTTTTTCGTAAAAGAAAGATAATTTTTCAATAATTATTTCCTTAGGAGTTAAACAGCAGGCATGAGTTTTTTTTATTCTAAAAGGCTCTTTTATGAAATGTTTTTTTAGAATGTATATTTTATCGCCTACTTTAACATTTGATTTAATTTCAGATATTTTCATGATTTTTTAATTATATTATATATTGCTTGCCTACTAACTCCAAATTCTTCAGCTATCTCTTTAACTGTTTTATATTGAGATAGTTTTATTATTTCTTTGTGGTCTATTTTACGAGGTCTGCCAGCTTTCTTGTTTGATCTGGCTAAACCCTCTTTTATTCTTCGGCTGTGTTCTGTAAATTGCTCTGGAGTTAGTTTCATTATTTATATTATTTTAAAAATCTATAAAATTTTCCATTGTAGAATTGCCATTTTTAAATATTTCTTTCGCTTTTTCTATTGAGATTTTTGGTATTATATTTGATTTAAATTTGTTGCAAACATTACAAGAAGCTACAAAATTAGTAATATTATCTTCTCCACCTCTGTGAATAGGGTAGAAATGATCTATTGTTGCGACACATTTATAATCATCTTCGTTATAATAATTACTATTGATAATTTCTATTTTACAATAAAAACATTTTCCTTTTTGGTTTTTAAGTAAATCATCAATAATATTTGACCTTACTAACCAACTTATATTTTTCCTTTTTTTTGCTTTGTTTTTATTTATATAAAATTCCAGAGTGTTTTTATATTCCAATAAATAACAATATTCTTTTTCATACTCTTTATTATTTCTTTTAACAAGCTTTAAAAATTCTAATCTGTCTTTTAATCTGTTATATCTCCAATCTAAAGTCATTTTATGTAAATATTATGATGCTCTTCTATTTCGTTTTTATCTTCTATTATTTTTTCCACATAACTATTTAATGTTTTTGGCACTTTTAACGATCTGTCTCTACTGTGATGTACGCCATAAGTTTTTAATTCATAATGCGAAAAAATAGTTTTATAATCATAAATAGATTCAGATGATCTGTCCCATTTAGTGACTTTTACTATCCATGTGTCAGATTCTTCTGGTTTTACTGCGTGTCTTATTGCTTCGCCCCATGTAAAACCTGCAAATATTCTGCCTGATCCTATCTTGTTATTTATTATCATAGTTTAAGCGTAAAATAAAGTAGGGCCTGATCCTACGTCTCTTAATAAAATATTAAGTATTTTAACTGTCACTAAATTATTTATTTTACGCTTAAAAGTGACATTATGAAACGCTAAGGAACGTTGAAACATCAACATAATGCCACATTTAAACATAAAATTAGCTTATTACTTCTTTGTCTAAATTATCGCAAATTCTCATAATTATTTTATCTTTCCTATTTTGCGGAGTATTACAAAAAGCCTCATCTACTCGATCAAAAACAGCGTTACGATAAGGTTTATTGTTTTTTATATCTTTTTTTATTAGAAGAGTTGCTTCTGTTATTTTTTTAAATATAGTCATGATTTTTTAATTTAAGTTGATTACTCCTTAATAATAACAATGATGATTTTACTTGTCAAGTAAATATATGAATTATTTACAATTTAATTTATACCAATTTTTAAAAGTCAATACTGGTCTTTGCTTCTCTGTTTCTTCATATTCGTAATCATAGTAATCAAATACATCGTGAATATTAGCTGTTTTTAATTCTACAGCTTGCTTTAATATTTCAGGTTTTATAAACCATTCTTCATTAATCACTAAAATGCCTCCAATGTCCTCGCCTACCCAATAGCCTGTTATCATTCTTTCGCAATCATAATCATCAGCAGCTTGAAATTCTGTTCCGTCCTCTGTTTCGCATTCTGTAGGATATCTATTAATAAATTTAGTAAACATTATAGCTTGATATCCTGACCTTTCTAATAATTCAACCAGCATTTCATTTATTGCTTTGTTATATGCTTTTAATAGGTCTTGTGTTTTAGTGCAAAATTTCATAGTTTTTTTATTTAAGTTTGTGGGAGGTTTTTTGTTTTTCCTCCCTCTTATATTATATACTAAAAACAATGATAATAATCTGGTGCAATAGTCCACAAAAATTTATCTGCTATTGCTCTTTTTTTAAACCATTCTTGGCGTACTTCTTCTTCTTGATTTGTTTCATCTAATATAACAATACAATCACAATAAAAATTATATAGCTCACTAAGCATCAGCTCTTTTGTTAATAATAGTCTTGATTCATTATGCTGATTTTTATCAGTTAGATTTTTTAATTTTTGTTTTAATTCTTGTTTTTCCCAGTTTGGTAAAATTCTCATAGTTTTTTGATTTAAGTTAATTATATAGCTACTTTTGCATTATGAATATCTAAGTGATATATTCCATTAGTTCCCTCTGGCTTCCAAATTTTACCTAAAGTCTTTTTGTTAATATCTTTCAAATAAAATACATGTCCGCATTGTAAATCAAAACAAACCTTTTTAAAACTTTTAGCTTCTGGTAAATGTTTTTTTACTATACTAGTTAAGTCTTTTCTAGTGATTCTTTTTTTGTTTAAATTTATCATAGTTTTTTTTTGATTTAAGTTAATTATATAATCAAGTTTATACTATGCTTTTTTATATGTCAAGTAAATATATGATTTTTTTACATTTTTTATTGATGCGGTGAGCTTAGGGCATCGAAGCCTTATATTCTGGGGGTTGGAATTTTTACTTTTCTTCTGGTGAGAGGTTTATTTGCACATCAACTTTATCAGAATTTGAGTTTGTGTTGTGTGTTTCTACTTTATCTGCCCATGTACTATCATATCCTTTGGGCTTAAATCTATTCTTCATATTAAAAACAAAAGCTCCATTATTGAAACTGTCTACCATTCCTATTGTTCCTTTTCTGCCCATTTCTTCCCACCATGCTTGGCTTAATGCCCTGCCTTTTTTAATTGAGTCCACAAAGTCTTGTTCTATATCTCCTAAGCTTTCTTTATCTGCTCTTACTAATTTATAGAAAGTTTCTTTTGCGATATCTAATGTTACAATAGCAGCAATATCGCTTTGCCCTTCGCTATAAGCATCTAATATCTTTTTCTTTTTTTCTTCGTTCCAAATTTTGGGAATAAGTCTTGGTCTGCCTGAAACCTTTTTATCATCAGGGTTTTTATATTCTGCCATTAGTGATTCTTTGATATTAAC